TACAAGATATCTACGTGATGCTGAAGATACAAAAGAATTAATTCCTGGTGTTGAACAAGTTAGAGACGATTCAAGTCTAAATAACGAACGTATGGCTGTTTATAAAATGATTGTTAATCCAATTACGGAAATTATTACACTAGAATTAGAAACACAAACAGACGCAGGCGACTATGTTGATGTATTAGATGGAACCAAGTACGGAGCATCAGCACTATATGTTCCACGTTCACCAGCTCCAGGTTTAAAATATGTAAGTTGGTTAACAGCAGAATTTGATATTAACATTAGTCAAACTTTATTTGATGGCGGTAGTCTAAGATTAATAAGTAAGAGAGATAAAATGATATTAGATGATCGTTTAGATAAATATGTATTGTATCCACAACATACGATAATTGGAAATCAGGATTATATTAAACTATGAGCTCAAACATAAACCCAAACAACATTGATACTACATATCCTGTTGCCGGTCAAGACAATGATTCGCAAGGTTTTCGCGACAACTTTACGAACATTAAAAACAACTTTACCGAAGCACAAGATGAGATCAATGACTTACAGACCAAAGTTGTCTTAAAAAGTGCCTTAACCGGTGGTACTTTAGATAATAACTTTGATGGTTCTGTATTAAAAGCGGCTAAAGTACAAGACTTTAGAGAAACTGTTAATACAGTTGGTACTGTTACAGGTAGCCAAACAATTAACTTTGCCGCTGGTCATTATCACACTCTTACAACATCAGGTAGTGTAAGTCTCGCATTTAGTAATTTACCAGCCACTGGTAACCACGGTCGTTGGAGAGTAGCAGTAACCGTTGCTAGTACTTCACACACATTAACAGTACCTAGTGCTGTTAGCCAAGGTACATCAGGTATTCAAGGTTGGAGTGCAAATGTTATTACATTTGCGACAGCTGGTACATACATTTTTGAATTTAGTACAAGTGATGGCGGAACAACAATTCATATCAGTGAATTAAGCCGTCCACGTAATGTATTCCAAAATGGCGTTACAGCACCAAGTGCTACATTAAGTGAATTTGCAAAACTTGAAGTACAAACATCAGCACCTACACCAGCCCAAGGCGTTGTAGCCGTAGCAGACGGTACTTCATGGGATCCAGGATCACTAGGCACTGGTAAAAGACAAATGGTTGTTTATCTAGGTTCAGCCTGGATAAATATTGCAACAGAAGCATAAACCAAAATATTTGACATAAACTCCTAGACGCTATATAATATTAGTGACTAGGAGTTTTTTTATGATTGATTTAAACAGATACAAAGAGTTTGTAGAACAAGTAACTAGTGATGCTAGTAACAACACTGACGATATGGTTGCTAGGCTAAATGAACTAGACAACATTAATCCAGCACTACTGCTCACAGCCGCAATTGGTTTGGCCGCTGAAGGTGGTGAATTTGCTGAACTACCAAAAAAGATAGTGTTTCAAGGTAAACCCTGTGATGAAGACACTATATTTCATATGAAACGTGAACTAGGTGATATCATGTGGTATTGGGTAAATGCTTGTAGAGCATTAGGTCTTGATCCAAATGATGTAGTAGAAGAAAACGTTCGTAAACTAGAATCACGTTATCCAGGCGGTAAATTTGATGTACACTACTCAGAAAACAGGAAATCAGGAGACCTATAATGGAACATCCACTGTTAGAAGACCTTAAAGGCTTGACTTTAGAAGAAATTCAAAGTAAAGTAAGTGAACTAAACAAAAGATTGGCATTTGCGTATCAAACTGGTAATCAACCTATGATACAACAACTACAATTGATTATGAACAGTTATCAACAAGCATACCAAACCAAAATGGATGAAATTATGCCCAAAGGCGATGACGACAAATATTCTAACAAAATTGATATCGGAAAATAATGAATATTAGATTAAACGTTGACTTAAACTTTACAGCAGGAGTTTGGTACGATAATCAGTTTTATATGAATCAATATTTGGTTAACTGTAACTTAATAACTAATACGCTTGAAGCAGAAGATGTTACTATTGCAGTTGATAGACTACGTTGGTTTAGTGCAAATGTTTTACAAAACAGTATATTCATACAAAACAAAGAAACAGAAAAACAGCAACAGTACTGGGGTGCTCAAATGAATTTGATTATACTGCCAGAACAACCAACAGATCAAATCATAGGTATGATGCTATATTCTAAATTAAATGCAATAGCAGAAAAGAAAGTTATTGTAGCAGACATACAAGTAACATCAATGCTGTCAGATGGTATGCGTTATATATTTGATGACACTGATGATTATGGTGTATTTACAGAAGATGGTTGGTGGAATGAATCAGAAGCAATTTGGTGGAACAAAGACATACTCAGTAACAAAGAAGCAGACGGTACACTTAAAATGAATCCAACTATACACTGGAAAGATGTTAACCTCCATTGGACAGCAGATGACATCGAAGAAGGTAATGTTGTTGTAGGTAAATTTAAAAAAGATGATTAAAGATAAACTTGGTCAAATTGTATTAGAAGAGGATGATTTAATAGATATCCTTATGACTGATCCAGAGCGTGAAATAAAACACGCATTAGTAAAAGATGTTGACTTATCAAAAGTAAAAGAACTTATAGACAACATTCACAAGTTTGTAGAGTATAAACCATTGGAAGTTGATGTTGCTACGTTTGATTCAGTAATGCAGAGTCAATGGTTAATGCCTGAAGAGTATCAGAACCTAGACATAGCACAATGGGTATTAGATCAATGTAAGGAAGACTTTGAACTACAACGTGTAGGCGAAGAACTACTACTATATCAGGAACGTGACTTGTTTGATTTATTAAGATACTTAAAGTATCTAGTAGACACAATGCGTGAGAACAATATAGTATGGGGCATAGGCAGAGGATCTAGCGTTGCTAGTTATGTGTTATATCTAATTGGTGTACACAGAATCAACAGTTTATACTATAATTTAGACGTCGGCGAATTCCTTAGATAAGTACGTATATAATAGAGGAATATAAATATGTTAAAGTATTTAAAAAAGTTTGTTAATATTCTGCTTGGTGCAGAGACTAACGTACAACTTAAACCGTACTGGCATTATAACGAACTTAATGATCTAAACAAAAAAGAATTAGAAGACCTAGGTAGACAGTATGGTCGAGAATTAGATCGTAGAAAATCAAAAGAAGCACTTATACAAGAACTTCTTGATATGTGCAAATAGGAGACTAAAAATGTCAAAAGTATATAGAACATCAAAAGGTCAAAATTTAGACATTGGTGCCTTACTATTATCAAACGAAAATACTCGTGCTGTAGGTAATATGGGTGTTAATGCACGTGGCGACAAAATTAACAGCGAAAATAAAACTGTTAGAACACGCAACGAAAGCATGGATCAACACTATAGAAAAACATATAGTAAGCATGTTAAAGATGAACCAGTATATAAAAGTGCTAAAGCGGCCCGTGAAGCACAGGCTAATCAACCTGTACAAGAACAACCAGTAGTAGAAAAAACTGTAGAACCGGCACCTACACTAGCACAAGAACCAATTAAAGCACAGGAACCAGAACCACAAAAAGTTCCAATGACAGGACTTGCAGGTGCTATTGCTAAAGCACGTTCAGTAGAACAGGAAGAAGAAAAAACGCTTAGACAAATGAAACAAGAGCAGGAAGGAGTTAAGCGTATATAATGGCATACGGAGACGCATGGCAAATCAAATCCATACGAGCAAAACACGATGAAGTGATTGTTCGTGACATGGAATTCAACACAAGACAATTAGCCAGTGGTATTTTACTAGCAGACGACAACTATAAGTCAGAAGGTATTAGACCACGTTGGGCTCAAATCTATATTGTAGGACCAAAACAAACACAATTCAAATCAGGACAATGGATCTTAGTAGCACATGGTCGATGGACTCGCGGTACCAAAGTTGAAATAGATGGCGAGGAAATAACCATACGTAGAGTTGACTTATCTGAAATTCTACTAATAGCAGATGAGAAACCATTAGACGAAACTATGGGTTTAACCGGAGTTGCTCAAAAATAGTTGTAATCAAAACCAATATCAGTTATAATATACAAAACTAATGAAAGGCATTTGATGAAAGAACTTTGGACAGAAAAGTATAGACCTAACGATATAGATGGTTATGTTTTTCGTGATCAAGCACAAAAAGAACAAGTAGCAACTTGGATCAAAGAAAAAACTATTCCACACTTACTATTCAGTGGTGCACCAGGTGTGGGTAAAACTACCCTAGCTAAAATATTAATTCATCAATTGGGCATAGACGAATATGATGTGTTAGAAATTAACGCATCTCGTGAAAATAGTGTTGATACTATTCGTGATAAAATATCCGGCTTTGTACAGACTATGCCCTTTGGTGATTTTAAAGTAGTACTATTAGATGAGGCAGACTATATCAGTCCAAATGGTCAGGCCGCATTACGTGGTGTTATGGAAACTTATCACGCATCAGCAAGGTTTATATTAACTTGTAACTATCCAAACAGAGTTATTCCAGCACTACATTCAAGATGCCAAGGCTTTCATATTGAGCGTATTGATCAAACAGAGTTTACAGCACGTATGGCAACTGTGTTAGTTGAAGAAAGTATACAATTTGAACTAGATGTATTGGATACCTATGTCAAAGCAACATATCCTGACTTACGTAAATGTTTAAATATATGTCAAATGAATTCAACATCAGGAACACTAGATGCACCTCATGGCGATGAAGGTGGCAGTGAAGACTATAAACTAGAAGTAGTTACTATGTTTAAGGCAGGAAAAATTAAAGAAGCAAGACAACTGCTGTGTAAAAATGCACGTCCTGAAGAAATGGAAGATATGTTTCGTTGGATGTATGACAACATAGACTTGTGGGGATCAACAGATGAACAACGTGATGCCGCAATTATTGTAATTAGAAATGGATTAGTTAATCATGCTATGGTAGCTGATCCAGAAATTAACTTATCAGCAACACTATGCGAACTGACACAATTATAAAAGCAACAGGGTGCGTTATTGCACTCTATATTGGTTATAAACTAGCACTTGAGTTATGGTGTATATTATACGGGGTATTCATGTGAGGTATTTTGTAGTAACCTATATTCAAAAAGCAGACGGACAGTTTGATGAGTCTGTGCAAGTTGTTGAGAAAAACTTAACCAATAAAATTAATGTTACAGCAAGTGTAATATTAGATTTCAAAGAACGTAAAGTAGTCAAAGCAAGACTAAGTGAAGCCATACCCAAAGATTGGGAACTAATTAGAAACTACTATTATTCATTTTATGGTGTTGTGATTGACCAGTTAGAAAAAGCCTGGCCTCTGGAAGAACAAGTATCAGAGGACGAAACACAAGAAACGCCCCCTGACCAAGCCTCTACATAGAATATAAATTTAATACGTCGTCAATAATATGATGTCTTTGTATATCCTGTGCTTTAAATTCGCAAAGACTCATTCCTTTAACGTCACCCTGGGTTAATCTTTGATGTAAGTCAAGTAGACCATTGTGTTTTCCTGATTTGTCTGCTTGTTCTACATCGCCCGTAACGATAATTTTACTGCCTTCTCCTATTCTAGTTAATAACATTTTCATTTGTCCTGGTGTAGCGTTTTGCATTTCATCTGCTACAATCCAAGCGTTTTTGAAAGTTCTACCACGCATAAATGCTAGTGGCGAAATTTCTATTATCTGTTCTTCCATCATATGGGTAATGTCGTGAACAGAATAATATTCTCGCAACACGTCAAATAACGGTCTAACCCATGGTGCCATTTTCTGTTCAAGTGTACCTGGTAGAAAGCCATGTTTTTCATCTTCTACCCCAACGGCTGGTCTGGTTAGTACTATGCGTTCAACCTCATGATTTCTAAACGCTTTTACAGCGGCCTGCATTGCCAAGTATGTTTTACCTGTACCCGCTGGCCCATACCCTACCACTATCTCCTTTCTAGGATCTAATAGGTCTAGTATATACTTTTCCTGATTTTGTGTTTTTGGTATGAGTTCTAAATGTCGTTTTCTGTGCTCGTGATTGAAACTTATTGCGGTGTTATCGTAATGATGTGTTTTTTGTTTGTGAGAACGTTTTGCTTTACTCAATATAATCTCCTTTGAATAGTGCATCTTTTAGTCCTCCGGACAGTTTTTAAGATGTCCTTTTGGACACAAGTATTTACAGGTCAACACTCAAATTTAATATACTCACTTCAAATGCTATTTCCAGAGCTAAATACTTGGCTAACGCGAAAACATCTTAAACTACTCAGTTTATACAAAATCCAACCAAACTCAATTATCTTGATAAATAGTTTATATGAAAACTATCGACGACAAATTAGACTTTTGGAAAGTCCCAGAAACCGTTAAAAACATCTATATGTCTGAAGGTGTAATTGCTACACTGTTAGACTATGAACGTGTCTTAGACGAAA